ATGCTGGACACCCGCCGCACAAAGTTGGATGGAAAATGTCCCGTAAAAATCCGCGTTACCTACAAGCGGGCCCGGTGGTATTATTCCACGGGCAAAGATATGACCCCGGAGGAGTGGGAGGCGTTGCCGACAACCAAGGCGCGAACGCTGGCAGCGGTCCGCAAGGACATCGAAAGCAGCTACCAGATCGTGCGATCGGCCGTCGAGGAACTGGCCGCCTCGGGTGGCTTCTCGCTGGATGCTCTCAACACCCGACTGAAGGGTGCCGCTTCCGATACGGTAAACATAGCATTCCGGGCTCGGATGGAGGCATTGAGAAAAGCCCAGCAGGTCGGCAATATGCTGATTTACGACAACGTGCTCAAAGGGCTGGAGCGGTTTGCGGGGGCCCGTATTCTTTTCGAATCCATTACGGTCTCCTGGTTGGAGAAATATGCGCTGTTCCTACGCAAGGAGGGCAAGGCGCAGACCACAATAGCCATCCATCTGCGGACGCTTCGGGCAATCCTCAACATAGCCAAGCAGCAGGGAGTTATCCGCGAGGCGCAATATCCGTTCGGCCGGGGGCCGGGGCGATATTGTATCCAGGCCGGAACGGGTCGCAAAATGGCCCTTACATTGGAGCAGATCGGGCAGATTGCCCGCTACGATGACGGACGGCAGACAACTGCACGCTATCGGGATTACTGGTTGTTCCTCTATCTGTGCAACGGAATCAATGTGGCCGACTTCGTGCGGCTGCGGTATCGGGATATTGTTAACGGGGAGATCTGTTTCATCCGGTCAAAGACCGAGCACACGCTCCGCACGCTGCGCGATATTCGGGTAGTGCTGACCCCTCCGATGCAGGAGATCATTGACCGTTGGGGCAATCCGAAACGACCGGATGCCTTCATCTTTCCGATACTGACGGGCCGGGAGGATGCCATGATGACCAAGAACCGGACCAAGGATCTGACGCACTCGATCAACAAGCGGATGAAGGAGGTGGGCGAACAGCTCGGCATCGGGCCGATCTCGACCTATACGGCCCGGCACTCGTTTGCCACGGTGTTGAAGCGTGCCGGGGCGAACATCGCATATATCTCCGAATCGCTGGGGCACAGCGACCTCAAAACCACGGAGAACTACCTCGCCAGTTTCGAACGCGAGGAGCGGGAAAAGAATGCAGAAATATTAACGAAATTTTAGAGATAGTCATGATGCGTTTAATATATGAATTGCTTGGTCGGGACAGGGACCCCAGATATGAAGCGGGACGTAATCTGCTCAGTCTCGCATATGGAGTGTTGCAATGGAAGGATAATATGCAAAGAGCGGGTTTGTCGGCCAGAGAATCGAATATAGGCAATATCCTGGGCATACGGCTTCATCTATATCGGGCCTATCTGGAATATGAGCGATTTCCCGGCGGAGTGAGTAGGTTTGATAAACTGGAGTTAGTATTTTACAATGCTCCTACGAAAGGGCATCGGGAACATCTACTGTATGATATGATGAGTGATTATGTCTTGATTATGGAGGCTTTGAATCGAATCCGCCCCATAATATGTTACCAGCCAATCAATAATGATCGCCGGGCAGATCACGAGGCGCAAAAAACTGCAGTTCGAAATTATCTGCGGTTACACCATCTGTCGGATATTTATCTTGATTGTTATAACGTATTTGATGATATGATATTGTTGAATTGTGAGGATGAAATATTCGAGGAGTTGGAGCTCAATTCGAGAAACATAGATCGAATGGACCGGGTTTTGAATCAAGCATTACTGGATATGCGTTCTTTTATCCGATTTGTAGATCGAATATCCTCTATTTATGACTTGGATATTAAAAGGGTGAAAGACCTATATCTGTACGGTGAAAAACAACTCAAAGAGTCTGAAGAGCAACAAGAATTGAAAACGAGGTTTAATTACCAAAAGATGCCTCGCACTCACCGAATCGCTGCAGTTTGGGGATTGATTGATAAGTTAGGATTGGCAAAATCGAAAGATAGAACGATACTCGCAGCTTTTGTTGAGGCAGTTACAGGTGGGAATATAGAAGCCCGACCGCAAGATACCGTAGCCTATAAAAAAACAGAACAATCGGCAAAAAAAGCCGCTGCTGAATGGCTGAAAAAGATAGACATTGAATAAAATTTAGGAGCGTCCGACGTTTAGTCCGACGCTCTTTTTGTTTGCTCCTTTGCGTCAGATATAAACCATAAAATATCGACGCTATGGACAACACCGTAATCGTTACTACTCCTGCACAACTGCAAACGATCATCAGCGATGCAGTAGATGCCATTATTCCGAAACTCGCCGACTTCCGGCGCAAGAACGAACCCGTTGAGACAGACGGAATGAATGTCGATGATGCCGCCCGATTCATCACCGAGCAGGGAATCCCCACCACGCGGGCGACACTCTACAATCTGGTCTACAAGGAAGCTATCCCCTACAAGAAATTCGGGCGCCGCACGGTGTTCTCGAAGCGGGAACTCCTCGCCTGGATCGAAACCCGAACCGAACACCGCGAGGATCGCCGCTCGGCTGCTGCGCTGCGTCTTGCCGAAAGTGCCAACCGTAAATAAAAAGCCGGAGGTATGTATCAGAGACAACACGCCCCCGGCGTCCGAGGCCGACGCGCAGGGGCATTGTATCAAGTGCTGCACAAAGGTAAAGAATTTTTCCTTACTCACAATGAATTCCGTCTCTATTCGCTGCTGATGTGCGGCGGCAAGCTGGCTACGTTCGACATTGCCGAGCAGTTGAATATCCCCGATCCCCGGAGCACGATCCGCTACCTGCGCAATATGGGAATCGACGTGTCGGACGTATGGGTTCGCGAGAAGGTCCGGGACAGCATTCTGAAGTTCAAGCGTTACTTTATCCACGGTGCGGTATGAACAAGGATTGCTACTACTTTACGCACGACAGCAACGCCAAGGATGACCCCAAATGCGTGCTGATGATCGAGCAGTTGGGGATGGAGGGTTACGGCATCTATTGGATGCTGGTCGAAACCCTCCGCGACCAACCCGATTACACCTATCCCGTGGCCAATATCCCTGCCCTGGCACGTCGTTACAACACCTCGGCCGAGAAGGTGCGAACGGTGGTCTACAACTATGAACTTTTCACGGTAAAAGACGACCGGATCTTCTTTTCGGAGAGCCTGAATCGCCGGATGCAAGCCTTTAACGAGAAACGCGCAAAACGCTCGGAAGCAGGACGTTTGGGAAACGCTTCCCGGTGGGGTGCATCGCAAACGGATCGCAATGCGATTGCAATGCGATCGCAAAGCCTCGCTATTAAAGTAAAGGAAAGTAAAATAAAGAAACTATCTAACGATAGTAAAGAAAGCGCGGACAAGCCGCATAATGGGACTGCCAAACGCACGGCGTTTGTCGTCCCCGAGATAGAAATCGTAAAAGACTTTTTCTTGACTATCCACGGGACGGAAACGGATGCCGAATGTTTCTACGATCATTTCACGGCGAACGGCTGGCGAGCCGGTAAAAACCCAATGAGGGATTGGAAAGCCGCTGCCCGAAACTGGATACGACGCAAACCTGAATTTACCCCCGCAAACACACCAAGCCATGAGACGCAACGACCGTATGAACTCCTCGACTGATATTCCCGCGCAGGGGCTGCCGGAATCCCCGGAGCTGGAGCGTGCCGTGCTGGGTGCGCTGATCCTCGAACCGACTTACCTGCCCGATGTGCGGAGCCTGCTGACGGGCGAGACCTTTGCCGACCCGACGAACCGTCGCATTTACGAGACGATTCTCTCACTCGATGATCGGGGAAAGAGTGTCGACCTGGCGAGCGTTGCCTCGGCGTTACGCACCTCGACGAACAAAGAGTCTCGGGTTCCGACGCCCTACCTGGTTGGCTTGTCGAGCGATGTCGGCACGGGTGTGAACTGCGTATCCTGGGCTCGCCAGTTGAAAGACACCGAGACCCGTCGCCGGTTGGTGGTGTTCAGCTATGAATTGGCGGCCCGCGCGGCCTCCGATCCCGACGGGGTGCTCGATTGGGCGACGGCAGAGATCTCCACGATCGGCGACCGGGCCACTTCGACCAATGACCTGCGGCCTCTGGGTGCAATCCTCCGGGAATCGCTCCAGCAGCTCGAATGCCGGTGCCGGGCCTACGCCTCCGGGCAGCCCGTGGGGACCTCAACGGGCCTGCGGAGTCTCGATACCTATACGGGCGGCTGGCGTGGCGGGCAGTTGGTCGTTGTGGCCGGACGTCCCGGTATGGGCAAGAGTGCCGCCGCGCTGCACTTCATGGCCAGCGCCGCCCGGCAGGGTACGCCGGTTTGTTTCTTCTCGCTGGAAATGCGCGATACGCAGTTGTCCGACCGATTGCTGATCGGCCGGAGCAATGTCGACGCCAACGCCTACCGTTCTGGGAGTATCACCTCCGAGGTGTGGGAAACGCTGGAACGGGTTGAGGCCGAACTCGCAGCTTTGCCGATCCATATCAGCGACCGCCCGTCCACGTCGATGACACAGATACGGGCGCAATGCCGGAGGATGCACCGCCGGAGCAAGTGCGGGATGGTGGTGATCGACTACCTGCAACTGCTCGATGGTGACGACCGCCAGCAGAGCCGCGAGCGTGAGGTGGCCAATATGTCGCGTGCGGCCAAACAACTGGCCAAGGAGCTGGATATTCCGGTTGTCATCCTGGCGCAGCTCTCCCGCAAGGTTGAGGAACGGCCTGACAAAACGCCGCTGCTGTCTGACCTCCGCGAATCGGGAGCCATCGAGCAGGACGCCGATATGGTGCTGTTCATCATGCGCCCGGAGTATTACGGCATTCAGAGCATCGAGACGGGCCGTTACGGAACCATCTCCTCGCACGGTGTCGGGCGGTTCATCATCGCCAAACAGCGGGACGGCCGCACCGGGGAGGTTTGCTTCCGGTTTAATCAGAGTGTCACAAACCTCACCGACTACGACGGCCCGGAGGAGCCGCATGATGTAGACCCCGGTCCTTTTTGACGAAAAGTGCGGTATTTTCGCTCGGAATTGTTCGGGTGGATAAGTTGTCCACAACGTGAAAAACAATCGAAATTTCGGGCTGCAAAGAGGCTGGCGGATTCGAGGCCCGTCACCGGGCCGCAGAATGAAAAAGGGCAACCCCGAAGGATCACCCAAAGACGCAGAACAAAGATAGTGATTTTTCGGGTTTGCAACATGACGAAACGAGAACTTATCGACAGCATTGCAAGGGAAAGAGTGGTCGAGCGGTTGGTGGCAAACGTCTGCCGCCGTCACCATCGGGCGATTCCCGATCTTGTGCAGATGGTCTACGAGACCCTGCTCAACTACGACGAAGAGAAGCTGATGCGCATCCATGATCGTGGCGCGTTGAACTTCTTTATCGTGCGGGTTATCGGGAATCTGTATTTTTCGCGGACAAGCCCCTATTATCGACAGATTCGGAAATTCTCCCGAATGAGCGACGAGTTGAGAGATGAATGACGATCGACAAACTCAATTCCACCTCATAGAGGAGGAGTACACGGCCAGTAAGGGAGTGTTCGACGAGGACGACGTCCGCGTACGCCGCTGCAAGGATGCGTTGCGCAGGCTTTCGGGCGTCGACCGTCGGCTGTTCATCCTCTATGCTGAGAGCGGCAGCGTCCGCAAGATGTCGCAGATGCTCGGGGTCAGCAAGTCCACGGTGCAGAATCGCGTAACCGAGATTCGTCGGAAGATTATCGGGTCGATGTCGCAGGCCCAAAATGACAGAGAAAATGAGTAAACAAACCAAAACTATGCAAGTATGATAACCAGTTACAACAGCCTCACGGTAGGCAAGTATGAAGCCCTGCTGCGAGCACGGGCCGACCACGAAGGCGACACGAACGAACTGAACCTTCACGTGCTGTCGATTCTGTCGGACATGACCGTCGACCAGCTCCTCGATCTGAAGGTCTCGGAGTTCCGGGCGATGATGGACCGAGCGGGATTCCTATGCACGGCACCCAGGCCGTCAGAGGTTGCAAGACAATACCGGTTCGGGGATTTGACCCTCATGCCCGTGACCGACATCCGGAAGATGACGGCTATTCAGGGGATGAATATTCAGACCTACGCTGGGAATTTTGAACAGAACCTTGTGCCACTCCTGGCGTGCGTACTCGTACCGAAGGGCAGGAAGTACGGCGAGGGTTACGACATCCACGAAGTGCAGCGGGTGATTCGGCAAAACTTGCCGATTACCGATGCCCTGGGTCTCTTGAACGGGTTTGCGGTTGATACTCTGACCACCTCAACGGCAATTATGCAGCGTGAGATCCGGAACATGAACCGAATGAATAACAAATAGCAGCTATGGCAGAAGATATCAAAAGAGTGATCGAGGTGGATGCGACATCCAGTTCGAAGACCATCCGGGAACTCCGGGAAGAGATCGAGAAACTGAAGAAGTCGCTCTCCGAGTTGACGGCCGGTACCAAGGAGTTTGCCGATGCGCAGGCCCGAATGTCGCAGGCGCAGGAGGAGGTCAACCAGGCAATGGAGATCACCGCCAAGGACGAGGATGCGCAGGTTAAGAGTATGCAGGAACTGCGGGCGATCATCGACGAAAACACGGGGTCGTTCGGATTCCTTGTGTCCCGGATGCAGGAGTTGAAGGTAGGCATCGACGCCACCAACGCCCGGATCAAGCAGATCACCAAGGATTACGACGAGGGCCGGATGGCCGTCGACGACTACAACCAGGAGCTGCAGGAGAACCTGGAAGAGTTGCAGAAACTCCGCACGGAGCAGGGCGATGTCCGTTCCTCGCTGAACGCCTCGACAAAGGCCCTCCTTTCGGCCAAGGGTTCCTACGTCGAGATGTCGCAGACGCTGGGCCAGCTTCGCAATGCCTATCGCCAGTTGAGCAAGGAGCAGCGAGAGGGGGCCGTCGGCACCGAAATGCTGGGGCAGATCAAGCTGCTCGATGCGGAGCTGAAGGATGTTGACGCCTCAATGGGTAACTTTCAGCGTAACGTCGGCGGATACGAAGAGGCCCTGAAGCAGGTGCTGCCTCCGCAGGCCGGGCTGATTGTCGACCTAGGGAAGTTGAGCGTCGAGGGTGGCGGAATCCCGTCGCTGTTCACCGGTATGAAGGACAGCATCGTCGGCATGACGAAGGCGGCTATCGCCTTCATCGCTACGCCGCTGGGAGCAACGCTTACGGCGTTGGCTGCAGCCGGAGCGGCAGCTTTCGCTCTGTTCAATGCCCGCAACAAGGAGATCGAGAAGCAGGCCGATGAGAGTGCCAAGGCGTTGGAGAGGCAGAAAGAGCAGATGGACCGTCTGTCGACAGATATTGACTACACGATCCGCCTCCTCCGGGCGCAGGGTAAGGAGACCGAGGCTAATGCGATGGAAATGCAGAAGTACAAGGATACTATGACTGCAGCGGCGTTTGCTTACAGTAAATTCAAGGACGAATACGATAAAATGTCCAAGAAGGAGAGAGAAGCGAACGAAGAGAATCGCAAGGCTCTATTGGATCGGTTTGTGGAGGCCCGTGATGCTTACGAAAACTATCTGCGGGATCTAGATATCAAACACGCCGAAGAGATAGCCGCCGAGCGGAAGAAAAACGCCGAACTTGCGGAGGAGCAACGCAAGGCCGCCGCCGAGAAGCAGCGTATCGCCGAGGAGACAAATGCCGCCATTCTGGAGGCCAACGCCGCCTTCCGGGACGAAACGGCCCTGATGCAGGCCGAACAGGGCGCCGGCACGCAGAGCGGGGATCTTGCTCTGGCGCAGGAGCAGTTCCGCCAGGAATTGGCCGCCTTCGAAGCGATGGTCGACGAGAAGCAGATCTCCGAGGAGCTGGCGATGGAACGTCGCAAACTGATGCTCGAACAATACGGGCAGGAGATCGCTGACATACAAGCCAGGTATCTGAAACAGGAGAACGACCAGCTTCTCAAAGCCCTAGACAAGGAGATGGCTGCCGAGTTCGAAGCCGACAAGAAACGGCTTGCCGCAACGAAAAAAAGCAACGATGATCGGGAACGTTTGGCGGTTGAGGCATACAAGAACAGAATGCAGTTGGCCAATCAAACGGCGGCACTTCTTCAAACATCCGCCCAACTTGTTGGAGAGAGTACGGCTGCAGGGAAAGCTGCGGCCATAGCCGCTACAACCATCAACACCTGGGCCAGTGCCGAAGAGGCCTATCGTGCGGCCTTCAATCCCGGTGGGGTATGGTCCCCGGCTCTCGGTGCCGTATATATGGCAAGTGCGATAGCGACCGGATTCATGAATCTGAAAAACATCATGGCCGTGAATACCTCTTCGAGTTCCGGATCGGGAGTGTCTTCGGCTACTCCTACGGTCAGCACTCCGGCAATCGTCACGCCTCCGGCCGTGGTGCAGGAGGTTGAAACGGTTCGCTCGCTCACCGGTGCCAGCGAGGAGGAACGGCTCAATCAGATGGCCAGCGACCAGCGTGTCTACCTGGTTTATTCGGACGTCGAACAGGCTGGGAAGCGGGTGCAGGTCCAGCAGTCGGAGACGAGTTTCTGATACTCATATCCCGAAATCAAACAGAAACAGCTACCTCAACGGGTGGCTGCTTTGTTTTTACGTTATCTGACGGATAGCGGAGTGAGATAAGGCTACTTCTTTTCTTCTTCAATTTGGGCCGTCTCTTTCCCTGCCAATACTTGCTTGGCATTGATTGGAGAGATAACCGAATGCCCCAACTGGGATTCCAGTTGATTGCGGGCCGCCTTTGCTACGCTGCCCCCGCTTTTCGCCACTCTTGCGTTCTGTTGGAAGCCTTTGGGTTGTTGCTGCTTCGAAATCTCCGTTGCGGCAGCTTCGGCGAGGGTGTTGAGGGCCAATTCGATGTTTGTCATGTTGTCCCGCAGATTCTCTTTTTTCAGTCCTTTGTATTGCTTGTAGGCTTTGGTTGTACGTCCTGCCCACTCCATCGTGATAATGTCGGTAAGCGTGGCGTATTGCTGCCCCTCAACGCCTCGGCGCTGCCATTCGTCGGTCAGCTCCTTGCGCACCTCCATACTCTTCAATCGCTGGTTGATCCAGTTGTCGGAGTATCCCAGGCGCTTGTAGTCGGTCATCGCCTGCCGGATAGACAGCTCCGGATCCTGCATCTGGTCGAGGCGATCGCTGGCTACCTGCGCCATCCAACGCTTGAACGGCTCGGCCTTCGGGGAGGGGATCGACTGGATCAACCGGAAAAGCTGCTCGGTATCTGCTACATCTGTGAGGCGCATTTTCCCGTCAGCGGCGGGAAGTTTCAAACGGTTACAATTTGTAACGGTTTCGTTTCCCTCTTTTTTAAGCCTGTTTTTTAGTACCTTCCAATAATTGTTCGGATCGGGGCTATCGGTCAGAACACCCACTACGTCAATAACCGAGAAATACCAGGTTTCCGTTTCGTCGTCCCAGATGGTGCGAACCTTCCGCTCTTCGAATAGCTGTATGGCTTGTTTCTGTGTCATAGGTGGTGTAGTTGAGGTTATTCTCCCTTTTCTATTCTGATCGGCTTGCCGCAATGCGGGCAGGTGATCGTGTTCGTCGGCTGTGGGGCGAACAGCTCCGGAACCGTAACCCCCAGGGCGGCGGCAATCTCTTCCAGCCGCTTCAAAGGAGGATTCCCTTTATCGCTAATTGCGATGCTTAATCCGGTTTCAGTCATCCCAAGAATCCCCGCAAGTTCTTTTGCGGTCATCCCTTTTTCTTTCAATAACTCTTTAACTCGCATTTTGGTCGTATTTATATTCGCAAATATACTAATGTTTACATAATCGTCAAAAAATTTTAATATCGTTTTGATTTTTGTTATGAAATATTTGGATGAAATCAAAATGATATTTATATTTGCATCATGATAATCAAAACAGCAATTAAACCATGACACCCGCAACCCGTACCGAGATTCAGCACATCGCCAAACAGATCGCCGATTATGTCACCTTCAAGTGCGACGGCGAAAGCGAAGGTTTCGAGATCATCCACAACGGATATATCGCCTTTGTCAACTATGAGGCCGAATATCGCTCCGTCCGAGGAGGTGACAGCTACTGCGGGATGTGGGAAATGGTCCCCGAACTGGTCAGCGAGCAGACGACCGTCGAGGCCGTATGGGATGAAGAAGGTAACGAATATCCCGAACTTGCCGACGCTTTGCAGGTGCTGTTGAACTAACAAACAAACCGGCTCTCTTACCTTCCGCGAATAGGTGCTATCACACCACGCAACGAAGCCCCCGGCGGTAATCCGGCCGCCGGGGTAACAGAGAGCCCCCAATGAAAATAACCATGAAACGAAACGATTTATCGAACATCATGCGCCGTGCCTGGGTGCTGTTCCGCACGACGGGCAAAACCTTCTCCGTATGTCTTTCTAAGGCGTGGAGCCTTTACCGGCTTACCCGCCGGATGCGGGCCGGGGTGGTGCGGTTTGCTTACGAAAAGGCCGACGGCACGCTGCGCCGGGCCTACGGTACGCTGCAGGACATCGCCGCCACGATCAAGGGTACAGGACGCCCGGATGATGGTCGCACGGTCAAGTATTACGACATCGAGGCTGCCGGTTGGCGGTCGTTCAAAGTGGAAAACCTTGTAACGATATATTGAGCTATGGAAAAGAAAGTAATCAGAATCGAAGCGGAACCGACCCGGGAAGATGCCAACCGGATTATAGCCGAGCGCCGGGAGGTGGTCCGGGCTTATGTTATGGAGAAACTCAAAGAGACCAAGACGGCCACACCTGCCTCCGATTTACTTTTTGGGCTGTTTCCGATCCAGGAGGACAACCCCTACCGGGAGATCGTGAATATCTCGGCCTACGTTTCGGTCGCAATGTCGGAGGCGTGGCGGCTGTTTTTCGAGGTGGAACACCTGCGCCGCGAGTTGGCCGAGTTAAAAGGCCGCGAGATCGAGGATGTGAAATGTACGTTGGTTGAATAATTCAGATAAAGCCATGACAATCGAAGATTTGAAAAACGCAAAGTTGAGCCCCGTGACGGCCGGATACCTGGGGGTGTATCTCAAATTGTCGAACTTGCTCGATGAAGCGTCAGAGATTTCCGAGCGGGAATACAATCCGGCTGATGTTGACAAAGTGAACGATGGGTTCAATAAGGCGATATATGGCGCATTGGATGAAATCATGAAGCTGGCAACGGATTCCATCGCGGACAAAATATGCTCCCTTGACAACAACGCGGAAATATGATCTACGAACTAACCATCGACGGCTACCTGCTGGGTGTGTTCTCCTCCGAAGCCGAGGCCGTCCAGCGGGCCCGGTATTTGCCGAGGGGTCGATATACTCTCCGGGAGTGGGCGAGGGATGGCGAATTTTCGACGTTCGACCCTGCGGTGAACAGATGCTACACTTTCGACAACTGA